ATTTCCTTCCTTTCGATTTGAAAACTTTTTAATGCTTCAAGTTTTTCTTCTGCGTTTGCAATTTTTTCAAATTGTTTATCTAGTTCATCTAGATGCTGCGGATGCTCACCGATTCCGACCGGATTCTCTAAGAATATTTTAATAATTGCATGTGCTTCAGCTACTTCGGCTTCATACCTAGCTTCTAATGCATCTAATAAAGCTTGTCTCATTAACAGTCCCACTTCCTCAATGATTTATTAATTCTACTATTGGGATCTCTTGCTGTTTTTGCTGAAGTTAGTTTCTTTTTCATTCCACCCATACGAGCACAAAATGATTTACGCCTCGAACTTGTTTTAGATTTTGTAGGTGCTTTAAGTGTACCGCCTTTATAACTTGCTCTACCTTTAGCATTCAATCCACCTGATTTGGATTTACCTTCTTTTCTAGTCCAAGCTGCGGAAGCCATTATTTTTTCCTAATTACTTTTTTTAGTACTTTGGCTTGACTTGCATGTAACTTAGATGCTTTTTTTAAACCTGTAATAACTTTCTTTACTTTTTTAATTTTTTTAGACTTATCCATTATTTTTTCTTTTTAGGTTTTTTAGCAGTCTTAGCTGATCTAACAAAGTTAGCTTTTGTTGGTGCGCCTTTAGATCCAGGTTTTCTCATTTTCTCACCTGAGCCCGCAGCGATTCTTTTTTTTTTCGCGTGAATATTCGCGTACAAACCACGTTTAGCCATTATGCTCTACCGCCTTTTTTAGCAATCATTCTTTTTGGATTGTATCCAAATTTTTTTGCTAACTCAGGTTTCTTTTTAGCTAGTTTAGCTAGTCCTTTGTTTTTACTTTTGCTTATTGGTTTTCCTGGCATTTTATTTCTCCTCTATTACTTTGTTGCAATCTAGACAATACTCCACTACTTTTTTAGTATGAGTATTTAAATGTTCACACACAGATTGTGTTGTGCAAGCACATCTTCTTCCAAAGATTTTTTCGATAAGTTTTTTAAACATTATTTTTTTTTAGTTTTCTTTTTCTTTTTAACTTTTCCGCCTTTTTTATACATAGCACCACCTGCCATACCCATATCTGATGGATAGTAACCAGAAGCCATATCTTTTCTTGCAGTGTTCATAGAACCACCCATATTTTTTTTCTGTCTATTTCCGTAATCATTTCTCATTATTTTTTTCCTCCGTTGTTTCTAAATATTTGTGTACCCTTTATACCATAAATGCTCGCTACGACAAGTATCCATAAATTAGTAAACCATGATGGAAGTGCCGCAAAATGCTCAAAGAATACGTCAACCTTTTCAAGGGCTCCTGGATCGTCACTTATAACTGCCCAAGCAAGTATAGCGATGGGCAAACTTATAATTATTAAAACCGCCTCGTCCTTGTAATCAGAATCGCGCGATTCAAGAAGTTTTCCCTGGTAAGCTTCCTCACCTCGGGCCATTTTAGATGCGTGCATTAATTGAGCATCAGACATAGCCATTTTAGTTCGCTGCTTGTTAGCGTAAATTTTACTTCCAGCAGAAACGGCTAATTTAATTGCCGATAACCACATGGGTTAGTACCACTTAACTGAAGATTTTTTTGAAGTAAGCATTCTCTTTTGGCCACCAACTTTATTAATAGTCGGTTCCCCTAAAGGTACTTTAATCTCTACTTCTTTTGAAAATCCATCTGAATTAATGTTACATGTATTAGTTCCATCCGCTCTTGGTGTATCTGATACAACTGGTCCAACGTAGTTTGGATTGTTTTTTGTAAAAAATGTTTTTGGTTTCATATTTTTCTCCTAAGTGATTATTGTATACTATCTTCGCGGACCTTTCAAGATCCTAACATCCATTTGTTTCATAAGGTCGTTTTCTCTTTTAGAGTCAATACCCATCTGTGTTTTCTCCAAAGATGTGTCTGCTCTAAGTTCTGCTAGCTCTTCATTTTGATCTAATTTGTCTTCATGTTGGTTTTGATTCATCATAGCCTTCATTTTATCTATATTTATACGTTCTTGGCCCTCATCTATTTTTCTTTGGTCATCCATAGCTCTTAAATCAAGTTCTCTAGACTTTAATTTTGCAATTGGATCATTTGCCATGTCACCCATAATCTTATTTTCTTCTTCCATAAATTCTTGGGTCATTTCAGCAATTAATTTAGCTTTTCTAGACTCCATCGCCATAGACATTTGCATCATTTGTTGTTGGACCTGTGGATTTTGTCCCATTTGAGGGTTTTGTTGAATTTGTTGTTGAAGTTGCATCAATTGTCCAAGTTCTTCTCTCATTTCAACTTCAATTTGCTCTTGTGCCATTAAAGAAATGTGTTCAAATATATTTTTTTCTAATGCACCAAGTACAACAGGGTTATTTCTAGCTAAACTAGTCGACATGAAGTTTAAATGGGTTGTAATATGTGCTTGATGGTCTTGTCCTTTAAAAGCTTGGAAAGGTTTATTAGACATTGACATAATATTTTCTTGTGCCGGATCTATTGGTGCCGGTTGTTGTGGTGGTGGAAGTATTTGATCAATATTTTTTACACCAATTGCTTCATACATGTGTCTGTATGCTTCATATAAATTATGCATTTGTGGATTAGATTGAGCTAGTTGTAATTCTGTTTGTGCAAGAGATATTCTTTGTGATTGAGAAAAAATATTTGGATCTGCAACAGGTAAAATATCTACTTTGTCATCAAAATCTGCAACTTTAACATTTTTTTGTCCACCAACAACATCATATGGATATTCAGGTGGTAGATAAGTTTTAAAAACTCCTGCCAATAAATTAAATTCGCTTTTCATAGCCACATACAATCTTTTATGTATGGCTGACATGACCCTAGAGCCTCGCTCTAATAGGGCTATAGTCGTCCCAACAGCAGCCTGTTGGTTGCCGTCCCCGACTTGCATGTCAGCGATGGCGGCAAATCTTTGCCCTGCCGAAACCACTACACCCATCAACTGCAATAAAGTCTGTGAAGGTTCTTTAAATGGTAAAGGCATAAATGCATCTTTAATGTTTCCACCGGGTGCATCGACATCTCTGAATTCGCCAGGCTGTATTGACTGAGCCTCATCTCTAACACGTATTCCACGTTGTTTAAATCCTGAAGGCAAGTTACTTAAAGTACCTGCGTCCAATAATTGTCTTAATGCAGTAGTTGCCGTTCTAGACAGTCCACCGATCATATGAATTAAACCAAAACCATAAAAACCCATTCCAGGTAAAAATTTAAAGTGTACAAAATAATCCTGTCTTGCTTTAGTTGGATCTTCTGCTGTATAGTTTCTTCTAATTGATAATACTTCTCTACTTCCAAGTTCTATTGTTACAATATATGGAAGTTTAATTCCTGTTTCATCTCCACCAGTATCTTTATCTTCAAATCCTTCTAAATCTAAATCTGTGTGTATTTCTAAAACAGTAAATATATCTTCGTCTCTAGTTCTTTTAACACCTTCTAGTTCTCTCTCTTTTTTCTCTACATCTGTTTCTTCATTGTAGCCAGGTGTAAGTTCTATATCAACATAAAAACCAGCTACTTGTTTTTTTCTTAAATCATTCTCTGACATTTTAATGACATGAATAATAGCTTCAGCATCTTGTAAAGATGTTGCCGTATAGGGAACTAACAGGTCGTCAGCTGGGACAAACTTTGAAACGGCTCTACCAAGTAGTTCATCGTAATAAACTTTCTTAAACGCAGAGCCGCTAAGAGGGAGATAAAAAAGCATTTGGTCGAACTCGGGTTCGTACTCTTTCATCACGTCCATGAGTTGATAGTTCATGAATTCTTTGACACGTTGTGCCTGGTCTTCTTTTTGTCTACTAGCTAAACCAATAGTTTGAGTGTGTACTGGTCCTGTAGCTGGTAATAATTCTTTGTAAGCTTGCGCTTGAAATTGTGTAACCGCTTCCGCAAGAACTGGGTGGGTTGCACCACTAGCTCCTTGAAACGGTTGAGTTGGGTTTTCGTATTTAAATCCTAAAAGATCTAGACCTTTGGTATAACTATCTTCCCAATCTTTTCTTGCAGATTTGTATGTTGAATAATTTTCTGCAAGGTCTGAACCTAGTTTTCCTAAGACTGATTCAGGCAATAATTCTGCTAAGTTATCTCCGTGACCTTCTCCGCCCTCTTGATTAACTGCTGCTGGATCAAAATTAATTGTAGCTCCGCCATCTTCTTCTTGGACTACATCAATATCCTCAGGACTAACTTGTTCCTCAGCTACTGACTGTTCTGCTAATGCTACTTCTTCGTCGTTAGGTATTTTAAGTTCTGTCTCTACGTTTGGTAGAGCTTTGTCCATATCTGCCATTTATATTCTCCGAGTTCTTTATTGTTGTAGCTTGTTTTAATGAAACATTCAAGCCTTGTGAGTCTGGTCCCTTAAGTGGTGGGATTTGATCCCTTTTAACGTGTTGCATATTTGCAACAAGAGTTTTATTTTTCATATCTGTAATACCTTTGCTAAACCGCCTTGATTATATTTTTGAAACTTCCTAGCAATCCCTCTCCAAAAAGATTGAGCAGCTTTATTAACTAACTCTAGATCAAGAATAATATCGTCTTGTCCTGCTGCTGTGTTAGACTCAAAATTACGTTCCATACCTCTTTGAATCTGTTCTTTATTTAATTTAATTTTTTTAATTACTGGAATACCAAACATATCACTTCTAGCATATGCGTCAGCTAATCTTGGATCGTTTGAAAAAAATGCGTCTCTAAATTCTTTTTTATATTTATCAACCGGTTTTCTACCGCCCCTTATTCCTCTATTAAAACCAGCGTTAACCATATTTTTTAAAATACTTTCATTGGCTTCTAAATAACGTTTACCTTCAGGTGAGCTAAGGTCTTTTGGTTTATAGGGACTTGATTGAGTATTTTCCCCTCTGTAATAAGTATATTTTTTATTTCTATTCCAATTTTGAACAGCATCTAACAATCTTCTTTTATTATTTAAAGAAGCATTTAAACCAGACTTTGCAAAACTCATTTTATCAGCTGTTGTTACAAAATCAGCTTCAACAGTTGGAAATTTTTTACCGATAGCATCATCAAAAAATCCATTTATATCTTTAGGTATTACAGAATCCTTAGTCATCTGTTGGACTTTGCCCGCATTGGCTCTAGCCTTTAAAGTTGCGTTAACACCTTTAACTAATTCTGCTATTTGTTTTGCTTTAGAGATTGCCATTATTTAAAAAAATCTCCATCTGATTGTTTGTCAAAAAACTTTTTGTATGCTTGGTAACCTAATGAACCTGCAGAAGCAATTCCTGCAGCTGTTGCAATTGCCGGTAGTGCCGCTGTTCCAGCTAAACCCATTCCAGCGATTGCTAACAACCCTCTAGACGCTCCAGCTTTTGCTAAAGCTTTGACAGATTGATTCATAAATGCAGGACCTAAATAAGTCAGTGGATTTGTTAAAGCATCGGTTGTACTCTTGCCTTCCATTTTATCTTTTGCAATATACATTGCAGTTGCTGGTAGAGACACTATAGGAGAAGTCAATGCCCATAAACCTTTTCCAAGAACACCACTAAAACCAAGTGCAGATCTTATTCGACCTTTGCCACTTGAAATTAATGGGTCTGTAGTTTCAACGATATATTTATTTAACTCAGCCATTCTTTGTCTAGCCATTCTAACTGTCTCTTGCGCAGCAGCTCCGATTCTTTTTGCTTTTTTACCACCTGGGTGAGTTATTTGTCTTACAGTTTTTTTAAGAGTTTTCATTTCTTGATCTAACTCCATTGGAGTTTCAAGAAGTTGTGGTGTGCCAAATCTTTGTGTATTGTAAGCACCTTTTGCAATGGGTGCAGTAATTCCTGCAGCAGCCAATGCCTCTAATTTAAATTGATTATTTAAAATTGGATTGTCTTCTACTTTGCTTGCTGCTTCTTCGACATCTGAAATTAACATTCCTTCCATTTGACCTTCGTTATTTAAGTAAGTACTGGGGTCATCATTTCTAAATTGTTTAACAAGAGCACCGCCTCCAAATCCACCAATCACGGCTCCGGCACCGAGGGCAACCTTACCTCTAAAACTTCCGGGAGATTTAACAGCAGTTAAAAAAGCATTTGCAGAATTTTTTACTTTACTTAAAACACCGCCTTCTTTAATTTTAGAAACTTGTTTTGCTACATCTTCTGAGTTGCTATCTAAAGCATCGGCCATTTGTCCAGCACAACCACTCCCACCATTTGCAAATCCAGTTCTCCCACCTTTGTTTAAAAATAATTGACAAACATTTCCTTTGTTTGTTTTAGCATAATCTAAAAGTAATGATTCAAATTCACCCGCTTTTTTAAGTAGTCCCCTTGGTAATTTTGTTCCTTCTCCTTTTGTTTTTTCTAACATTTCTGTTAATGATAATGATTGTCCAAAAGTTCTGTTCGCCCTAGTTGCTCCAACGGGTTGAGATACAGTATCTATTTCAGAAATACCCTTAGTATATTCTTTAAAAGCATCTTTGACAGCTGGCGTAACTTTAATAGTCCCTGTTTTAGGGTCTTTAGCATTATTCCAAATTTTTTCAAAAGCATTTTTTACTCTAAACTCTTTTGTATTATCATTTAAAAAAGCCAAACTAACTTTCAAAGGATTTTTTTGTCTTCCTAAATTGTGTTGAACAGTAAAAGCGTTTTGTGTTTGTCCTGCATTATATCCAGGAATTAATTGTTTGTTAATAGAATTTCTTAAACCATCTACTGAGTTAATAAAATATTTTTGTTGATAGGGTTTTATTACTTCTTGAAAATTAATTACATCAAAAGATTTAGCATTTGTATTAATAAAGTTTTTTAAACTATCTCCTTTTGAAGTAATGTCTTTTCCAAAAGTAAAAGTTTTTCCTGTAATTTTATCTTTAATAGTTATTTTATTGCTAAAAAAATCTGCACGGTCCATACTTTTTTTAAAACCAGTGAGAGTAAATCTTCCATTACCTTTATTTCCTTTAGCAGTCTTTACAATATCTTTCCACAAAGCCTCTGTTGCAGTATTGGCTGGTGGGTCCATCCCTTTTAATTTATACTCTTTAGCTTTAGCTCTTACTCGATTAGCTTTTATTCTAGACCTTCCTTCTTCTGTTTTTAAATCACGTAATCGTCTTTCTCCTTCAGCCTTGGATCTTTTTGCTTTTTGTTCAGGACTTCTGTTTGCATCTGATTTTTTAGCAATAGCTCTTCTTCTAAAAGTATTTAAATCAATATCACCTTTATTATAAAGTTTAATATTTTCTTTATTAGATAAAGCTTTTATATCTTTTACTTTTAAAGGAACATTTTTAGCTTTAAGACTACCTGATAGCTCATAAGACCTTGCACGGTCTGAAAGTATTGTAGTAGTAAAATCTCTGCCATCTGCTGTTGTGTAGTTCTTATTAATAATTTCAGCAAGTTTAGCATAAGTTAAGTTTTTATTTTTTGCTAGCTCTTCTTTAAATATTTTTATAAATTCTGCTTTGCTTAAGATTTTTTTATCCATTAAATCTCCAGGATCTTAGCTAACCCACCTTTTGCTGCGTCAAACTTTTTAGGGCTATAATTCATTAATTCTACTCCTTGAGCATTGCTTCTATTTAAATATATGTCTAAAGCTGCTTTCTGTTCATCAGAAGAAAGTCTTGCAATTCTCTCTGCTTCTTCTCTTGGAATATTTAATTCACTCATAGCTTTTTCAACGTTTAATTTAAATTGACGAGGGGGTGTAGTTGTTTCAAATGTTTGAAAAGGTTTTCCTTTACCAGTTACTCCATCAACAAGTTTCATACTTTCACGTTTAAACTCAGGTACGTTTTCATTTACAACACCTTTACCCACAGCTGCTCTTCTTGCCTGTAATTTTAATGCATTTCTTTGACTTAATTCTCTTAATACTAAACCATAAACATCTGATCTTACCATATCATCTAGATCATCATAAAGTTGTCCACCAAATAATTTAGGGTTCATCTCGACTAATGATTCTGCTGCCATTTCGGCATCGTACTTGTAATCACCTGATGGAAATATATCATCAACAGCTGCTTTAATTTTTTTAATATTTAATTTTTTTAGTAATGATTTTGTAAGACCACCAAATGCTAAACCTGCTCTGCCACCGTCTGCAAATAATTCTTGTCTTGCAAATACTGCTGCTATGTTTGCTTTTTTTTGATTTTGATTATTAAAATTTTCAAAGTTTGTAATTGCATTAGCTGCTGTAGTCATTTTATCTTCGTCTTCCTCATCTACAGATATAGTTCCATCTCTAACTCTATCAACTGTAGTTATTGCAGGGGGTGCTGCAATTACAGAAGTTATACCAACGGTGTCATTATTATTATTATTATTAAGTTGATCTCTATATCTATGGTTAAAATTCTGTGCCTCATTACTAAAATCACCAGTTGCTCCACCGCCTGCGTTAGCACTTGCTGTTTGGTTTTCTAAATTACCCATATCTTGGGCTGCACCTCCTCTTAAATAACCGGCTCTGCCACCGTCTGCAAATTTTAAAGTAAACTTATCAAACTCAGGATCAGTCGGTCTTAAACCTTTAGCGTCAGTTGCATCATTTAAAATTCTTTGAGTAAAAATTGCAATATCATCTACCGTAGCGTTTGAAGGTAATAGTTCTGCAACTCTTGGACCAAAGTATTTTTGTACCAATACAATTGGGTCACCGTCAACTCCACCACCGCCTTCAGTTAAAAATTTTAAATCTCTAGGATCTATAGTGTCTGCAAAAGTAGTTCTACCTACTTCATCGCCTTCTTTTAAAGCATTTAATAAAAATTCTCTAGCTGATGCAGTTTTACCAGGCACTTCATTTTTTGGAATGGTTTCCATAATTGCCGATGCATCATTTGTTTGTGTTTGAATATTTTTAACCCTGTCTCCTAATCTAGACATTAACGGACTTTCAGCTGCAGCTGCTTCTACATTATCTAAATTCTTTAAACCTAATCCTCTTAAAGACTCCAGACCACCTCTTGTAAGTCCCCCGGTCCTCGATGCCATGTCAGTGACGTTAGCGACTGAATCTCCTGTGATCGGATAATAAAAGTCATTCATCTTACTTAAGTTGTCTATTAATTTATTTACTTGGATATCGTTTAATTTGCCGTTTGACATGTAAGACATTGAAGTCTCAATCTGTGGTAAAACTGTTTTAAGTTCTATGTTACCTAATACTTCTGGATTAATATCCTGTTGAAAGAGTTTGCCTTCTTGAGGCCCTGTTCCTAGAAAACTAACATTTGTTCTTTTACCAATATATTTAGATTCATTTGCACCAAGTTGTTTGGCCAACTTCATTGCAATTTTTATTAAATTTTCACTAGCCATAGTATTTTAATTCCCCTTTAACCACTGGTTCTTCTTTGTAATCTTCAGGGTGACGAACCATACCCCCCTGTCTAATTCTCATGATAGCTTGTGTTGTGCTATCCACATAGTCATCGTGCTCTCCATACGGAAAAGCTGCACATTCCTCTACGACCTCTTGTGCAAAGTGTTCATGCATCGGGGCCCATATTTTGCCACTCTCAAAAAGAGGGGCTACAGAATTTACTCTTACATGCTTATCATTTCCACGTGAAGGAGTAAAGTTAATTACTGGGATATCCATTTGTCTAAGTTCGTGGGTCAAAGGTAGTCCAGAAGCTTTTGCTTCAATGATTACCATGTCAGGTTTCCACTGTAAGTATTGTTGATAAGCAACACGCCGTAGTTCCGGGAACTCGTACCTATCTTTAAAAGCATCAAGAAGTATTATATTTTGACCATCTTTTTCGGTTTCAAATACACCCCAAGTAGTAATAGCTGAGTAATCTGATTTTGTGCCTTTAGTAAATGCTGTGTCATAACTTTGAATAATATAATCTATTTTAGGTGGATACTTCTCAGTCCAGTCCTTCCACCAAGTTCTTTTGATTAAAGCTCCCTCTTCCCCGGTCGGTTGCTGCATGTATTGTGCGTTCCAGTTACTGACTGGAATAGATGCTTTAGTCTTAAGTAATTCCTCAGATGTCCAGAATTCAGGCCACACGGGTTTTCCATCAGGGAGCAGGGCCGGTAATTCAACAACCTCCCATTGATCTGAACCTTCCTCAGATTGAGCTTTTAATAATTGACCGGTCACATCTTTCGTAGACCATCTAGTCATTACGATTACAATAGAGCCACCAGGCTGAAGTCTTTGACGTGGACCTGCTGTGTACCAGTTCATCGCTTTTTCAAATGCTTTACCATCGGCTCTAACATCTTGTTCCTTGTGCGGATCATCAATGATTAGTAGATCAGCACCCCTTCCAGTAATTGCTCCACCTACACCAGCTGCAAAGTATTCGCCCCCTTGTTCCGTTTTCCATTTCCCTGCTGCCTGACTATCTTCTTGTAGTCTTGTTGGAAACAGCTCCCGGTACCGGGGATCGTCGACCAGGTTTTTAGTCTTACGACCAAAGTCTATTGCAAGATCGGCTGTGTGGGTTGCTTGAATAATTTTTAATTTTGGTTTCTTCCCTATCATCCAAGCCGGTAATAAGTAGGATGCAAATTCTGATTTAGTATGTCTAGGTGGCATGTTAATAATAAGACGTTTAATCTTACCTTCAGCCAAGTCGTTAAATTTTTTATTAATAATTTTATGGTGAGAACCTTCGATAAATTCTGGCCAAACATATTTTACAAAACTCAAAAAATTATTTGTAATATTTGGACGAGCCTCATCTAAAGCAACGCTTCGTTCAAGTTCAAGTAGTTTAGCACTTTCGTCTGGGGTTAAGCCTTCGAGATTTTTTAAAATATTTTTTTGCATATCAATAATATGATTTCAAATCTTTTACCTTAACTATGTGGATTAGTCCATATATACTAGACTTAGGATCCCTATTATATGTAAAGGGGGGTCGGGTTATGTATTAACGTATTCTATTTGCTAACGTGTCTGGTACCTCTATTGATTGGGGTGGGCCCGCCCGGTCTCCTCATAGCTACATGTTGTAGGTATTTTTTTATTGACACACATGATGTAGGTGCATGCACATACTGCATACACCACACACTAGAACCTAGTCTAACAATACATAGTATTGGTCAGTAAAGTATTTCTGAAACCATGTAATACCTTTACGCATTACATCGTAATGCTCTGTGTATTCTGCATCTTTAATATTATAATAGATAGTTGATGCGAAGTCTGGCAGTTCACATGTCTCATTACTCCAAGGGTTCTGACATGTTCTCATGTCTGTTGCCTGTTCCATGTCTATGTTGTCTGCAAATGGTTTAGGTATTTTGTATGTTTTATTATTATATATTATGTCCATGTTTCCTTTGTGTTAGTTATAGGATATTATAAGATATCCTATAACCATTGTCAATCTATATTAGTTCGTTGCCCTCATCGTTTACTATTGTATCTGAATCCCTAAAGCTATCACTCGTATCTATGTCCTCGAACCCAGTAGCCTCAGTCATCTGAAACCTACCGAGTATCTTGTTGATACTTCCAATAGACT